AGGTTTATCTTCGATCCACCAGTAGTTGGTGCCACGGTATGGTTCAAGGGCTTCGTCTTTGTCATCACCACAACCAAGGATAGTAAATCGCGAAAATGTATTTTCACCAAACAATGATTTAAGGTTCATAATACGTAGCTTTTGCGCATATGGATCGCTGTGCATACTTGTAATAGCGTGAAATGTGTAGCCATGCTTTTCATGAAGTAGCTTAACATAATGAACAGAGTCACGAAGAGCTTCAATATATCCCATACGAGCAGACTGATTAAAGTTACTAACTAGCTGTTTGGCGTATGACATAGAAGGAATATTATATCGTTTATGAACGTCATAATAGTTATCGCCATCAGCCACTTTTTCAAACGAACAGTTATTAACCATCCAATCATCGAAAGCGGTTACCCAATCGAGTAGCACTCCATCACAATCTGTTAAAATAATTTTATTCATATTCATCTATCCATAAACTATAACTACATTCACTATCTAAAATATATTGATTGACCTCAGTCGTGCCAACATTATATTCATCACATACTTTCATAAATCTATCTGTACCTTCAAGATTTTCAATTCGAATTTGATCACCTGCGGCCATTATATTTTGTATATGTTTTTTATCGCTTATCATTTATACCTCTTTACGGTAAAGGTAAAGGTCATAAGATTCAGCGCAACATAATGGTAAACTCTGAGATACCATATTGGCTACAACCCTATGTCGGTATTCTTCGTTATGATTCAATAACATAGGATATCTGTTAGTATAATAATCCATTGCTCGAGCAACACGATTACTACCTCGACCATGCCGCTTAAGTCTTAGGCGATAATTGGCTTGGGTTTTTTTAAGATGCTTATTTGCTTTCTTAAGAAATTGTGTACAAGATTGATAAAACTCTTGATCTAATTCACAATCAAATTTAAAGGTTCCAACATAATTCGTAGTTCTTTCGCGAAAGTGCTTTGGCATAATATATCCTTTCTGATTATAGGTATATCCTATCATAAAACACCAGGATAGTAAACTAAAAAATGCAATTATTACACATTTGTAATCTTTTCAAAGGCCTTTGTTAAAAGCCCATAATTACCTTTATGCGATGGGCCTTGCCATCCTTCTGGCTTAATAAGATCTGGAAGACCAAGAGGGTTGGGCCTTGATTCTTTAATCCCAGGTGTCTTTGAGATATTAGCACTATGTACTTCGCTCCACGCTTTATCAGCATCTACTTGAAACAAATCAAGTGTACCAATAGCAACTACGCAAATATCAATTAAAGCATCGACTACCTCTTCAGAATCATTGGTCGCAGCGGCTTCAACCAATTCATTGAATTCTTCACGAATAAAATTTATACGAAAAGCTAAAAGACTTTTTAACTTTTCATTATCCATTTCACCTACTTTTTTATGGACTCCAAAATGCTTATGCATATAGTTAATATTTGACAGCCAATCAGAAGATTTAGTAAATAGATTTGGATTAGACATAATAAGTTCCTTATAATAAAATTTAAGCAAAAAAGCTTTCAAGGCTTGAGGTTTTTTCAGTACTCCAGCCTAAGGCTTCTGTAATTGGATTAAGTACATCTACAAAAGTTTTTTCGAATTGTGTTTCATAGTCGATATACTCTTCAAGATTTAGTTCACGGGGCAATATGCCAGGAAAGCCAATCACATTATTATGAGTTGGATTTGGCATACGCAAATAGAGATATTTCATCTTATCACCGCCACGTATAATCTCATATTGATTATGAAGATTTGTTTTTTTAATCATATGATTATATACAATCGCGGCTCTAGAGTTCTGTGGAGTACCTTTCTTGCATGAACCATCGCGATTTACATATTTAGTAATTTCAGAAACTCCACGAGGCGCAGCCAATGATTCCGGAGGAAGTGAATAATATTCTTTACGTTTCTCAGAAATAAAAGATTGTAGCTTTTCTTCGCCATCATTAATGATAATCTTAAACGATTCTTTAAGCCAATCTCGACAAACAGCTGGTGTTGACGATTTAATCGCTTCAATTCCCATAATTTTTAGCTTAGGTTCAGCGTATTGAACGCCTTCAGAGTTATAGACATTTAGTACGTAGCGTTTTTTAGCTGTCCAGAAACCTTTGTCTGCAATAACTTCTCGTTCCATAACCAGCCTTGGAACATAACAATTTAGCTTATTGAATAATCTTTGATAGTCTTTTTCAATGGCCGGAAGTATTACCTTTTCAGAAACCTGATCAAGATAATCAATTGGATTTTTGATTTTTGGTGTAATAAAGTCAGATAAGTTTACGTAATTGGAATCCGTATCAATCGCAATAACTCGATCTTTATTATCGTTAAAGCCTTTTTGAAGAATATTGTTGATAGACTTTTCAGAAGATCGAATGGCAAGTTGACCCGATAGCGTGATACCTTCAGCAATACGAAGATCAAAGTAACGAAAGTACGCATTACTCATAGCGCCATAAAGTGAATTGAGTAGAATTTTTACTGTCATTTGCGCATTGTTTAATCGAGCAATTTTCTTATCAAACTTATACTTATCAGTGTCAGTCGTATTTTCTTTTTCTTGCTGAGCTAAAAGCATTTGCTTTTTAATCGCCTTACGTTCAGCATAGTAATCAACAATAATTTCTGGAATAATACCTTGCTTATCTTTTCTAAACTGTGCACCATTAGCCGCAACACAATATTCGCCATCAACACTAAAGTCATCGCTAAGGCAAATGTCTGGATTTAACGCGCCATACATACCATCTACAATTGTTTCAGGAGACATATTCCACTGTACGATAATATTAGGATATAGTGAGTTTAAGTCATATGAAGCAACCCATTCATGCATACCAACATGTGGAGCTTTAACATAACCACCCGCAAATGGTGTTTTAGAGTTTTCTTTCGCTGGAGGAATTGCAATATTACGTTGAGATAGCTTACGATAAATGATCGTATCCCATATACGAGTTGTGCCAAAACAATCTGAGTAATTAACACCAGCTTTATATGCCGTAGTCATGATTAAATCAAGTAAGCCCATCTTATCTTCGAGCTTTTCAATGAGCCACGTGTCTTTAATGTTATACGCAAGATAACGGCCAGGGTCTGAGTCGCGTAAGCCATGTAAACCCATTTGCTCATCATACGTAAGTTTGTTATCGCCTAGAACCACAGACGCAATATGATCGAGTTTATATGACTCCTGCGATCCATATGAATATCCAAACTTAATAAAGGCTTTCATATAATCAAGTTGAGCAATACCTTCGATTGTGTAAAACTGAGATTCACGGCCACGTACAAAGATACGTTTTTCATTAACTCTACGCCATGGAGACCAATCACCGACTTTGTTTTCGCCGAGAAGACGGCGAGTACGATTGATAAAGTAAGGGACATCAAAGCCTTCGATATTCCAGCCAGTGATAATGTCTGGCATATTCTGTTCTTCGTTCCACCACTTAAGAATGGCACGCAACATGTCTTGTTCGGTTTCATACTTTTTAAGACGAATTTGATCGCGTGTAATACCTTTTTCGAGAAGAGGTTCCATTTGAATACCACCTTCTACCGTAGTAAAAACAATAAACGATTTTGAAAGAGAAGACTTAAATGTGACTGCGTCGATAGGATACGCTGCTTCTTCAGGAGTTGGAAAGCCTTCGGTAGAATAAACCTCAATATCAAAATAAAGAATATTAACAAGATCAGGATTATGTTTTACGCGATCGCCTGGAAACTTTTCATTGATGAATTGCGCGACAAAGTCTGTAGTGCCATATATTTTATGGCCATCGATATCTTCATAGCGCTTAGAGTATTCTTTGGCTTCATACATAGAATCAAAGTCTACTCGACCAACCTTAACCCCATCGAGCGAAAGTGTATCTCCTTTCGAACTTTGTACGAAAAGATGGGGTTTGAATGGTATTTTTGATTGAACCCTTACGCCATTTTGAAAACCGCGGTAGAGTATGTTTTTGCCAAGCCTAGAGACTGACGTATAAAAGGTATTTGTCATAGATTAATTATATATCAAAAGCACAGAAAAGTACACAGTTATTTTTTTAACTATTTCCAATTCTATATTTTGCTATAAGTTCCCAATCACTTTTAGCTTTATATGAAATTATTTTGATCGTACGGAGAGGAGCCCGTTCCTCTGATAAAGGATAACCATTTACTAAAGTACATAGGCCCCAATCCGATAATAGTGTCGCAATAGTATTTCGCCTATAAAGATCTTCTTTGGAAAAGTTGGCGGTTTTTCCATCGAGAAGAAACAATTCTTTAAAATGGCAAATAAAATAACGACCCTGTTTATGTAGAATATGGCACGACTGATATAGCTTTCGCGTATTTTTTGAGGATATGCCAATTCGAGTCAGAGTCTCTTTCACTTTTAAAAAGTCATCAGGCTCATTCAGAGTTATTTCAAGCATGTGTACCGGAGACCATTCAACAAAACTCATTTGTTTTTCTCTTTCACAACGTTAACGCCGCCTACATTTAAACGGTCTCTGATTATATTTATATCTTTAGTGCTTAGTAGATGACTATATTCCTTAGCCTTCTGATTTGACACGTCAAAATATTTGCTTATAAGATCAATATCATTTAGCTTTTCAGATTTAAACCATTTAGAAAATCGCTTCTTAGGCGGAACAGCATTACGAAGAAAGTCATATTGCATTTTAGGCGATAAGTGATATCGCTGATTCATCATATTGGCTAAAAATACGGTATCAGGAAAGTATGATAAACCGCGATTAACCATATAAGATGAATACGCCTTTTGATCTTGGTCAGTTTGCATAATATCTTTTTTAGTCGTATTGATGCTATTAAGATAATCAAAAAAGTTCATTATTTAAATTTTACCTGTGCCATAATTTCAGTCATACACGCAACTAGATTTAACTCTTGATCACTCACGAAAGCACCTTTATAATCATAGTCAGCTAAAAGCAAAACCAGTTGGGGCGTAGATGTGGGTTCAACAAAAGTATTCATGTTGTCATACAAACGACGATAGATTACGCTAGGATCGATATCCAAATTATTAGCAACCCACTTACGCATAGTCTTAAAG